GCCCTCGCTCGCTTGGCGATCAGCTCCCTGGCCACGAAGTCCAGCGCACGCTCAAGCTGCTGCACCGTGCAGGCGTCCAGCTGCGCGTCATGGATCTCCATGCCCAGGTTCATGCTCGTCAGCTCGGGCCCGGTGAACAGGAAGCGGCTGCGCTCCAGGCCGCGCTTGGCCATGGCCAGGATGGCGTCCTGGGCGGTAGTGATCTCGGTGCGGTACTCGCTGCCCAGCTCGGCAGCAATGGCCAGGGCCTCGGTCACGTTCATGGCTGCGATCAGGATGTCAATGTCCTCGCGGCTGCCGGTGCCGGCCACCATGCTGGCCATGGCCTGGTGGTTCTTGATCTTCAGGGTCACGGCGTGCGGCGTGTGCTGCACCAGGCGAAAGCCGCCCAGCACATGGCTGACGGTGTCCTGGATCACGCCCTTGGGGCGGTACTTGCTGCGCTTACGCATCGTCTTTGTCCTGGAGCAGGGCCACGATGGCGATGGCCACCAGCAGCAGCGGCAGCGACAGGGCCAGCGCCAAGGCAATAGCGCAGGCCCAGATCATTCCTGCCCCCTGTTGCGAATAGTGAGGGCACAGTCCATCAGAGTTGCAAGCTCTGCCTGCGCGATGCTCGGCTGGTCTTCCCACTCAAGAGTCATGTTCTCGCACAGACGCGCACACGCCTCGCGCTCGGCGGCTGCGACTAGGGCGGCGAAGCGTTCGATCTGCTCAAGGTTTGTCACCTCGCCTGTGCGGTAGTAGTAGGGCATCTGAGCCTCACGCGCCATGCGAATGATGTCGTCGCGGGTCATCGGCAGCCCCCCAGCAAGCCAAACCCGGCATTGATGGCGTGCGTGCCCAGCCAGATGGCCGCGCCCGTGGCGGCCACCGTGATCACGAAGGCGAGCAGCTTCTCCCAGAAGGTTGGTTCGTTCATTCGATGTCTTCCTTCACGTTGACCACCAGGCGCGGCTCCAGGCTGTATTGCTTGGTCACCAGCAGCCTGGTCACTTGCACATCGTCGGCGTAGACCACAGCGTTCAGGGCGTCCAGCACCGCCTTGGCCACGTTGTCCAGGTCTGGCTTGCCGGGGATCTCCTGGCCGTCCAGGGCACGCGCTCGCTTGGCCTGCGTCCAGCTCTTGGGCACTCCCTTGTAGACATCCACCCGGACGTAGCAGGGCAGGTCGGTCAGCTCATAGGGCAGGTGCCGCATGGCCTCGGCGGCGGTGCGGGCGATCAGCTGCTCGTAGGCCACGGTCTTGGCCGGCGTGTAGGTGCGCCCGTTGCCAAAGCGTGGCCGGCCCTTGCCCTGCGGCTCGCCAGGCACGATGAACTGCAGCTGCATCACAGCAGGCCAGCCTTTCGCAGCGCCTCTAGAAACTGCTCATAGCGCTCGGCCTGGTCAGGCTGGGGCTGCTGGTCAGTGACCGACAGCGCCAGCTGTATCACCTCGACAGGCAGGTGCTGGCCCTCGCGGGCCATGTCCAGCACCTTGATGGCCTCCTGCTGCGTCATCTTGCCCCCTGCAGCAGGCGATCCAGGCGCTGGCTCACATCGGCGTAGCGGTCACGCAGCTGCTGCCGCACAGCCTCATCCACGATGCTGGCCAGGCTGCGGCGCTGGTCTTCAGCTGCACGGTCAAGCAGGGCGCGGGTGTCGGGCCGCAGCCTAACCACCAGCGGCTTGTTGGGTGAGGGTTTCATGGCACTCCTGTATTCACGGTGACGGCGCGGATCATACTCCTGCCTGCCGAGGCCCCTGATCAGGCACTAGGGTAACCACCTAGAAAATAGTTGCCCGATTGGGTTGTGGACACCCTGCCGGGTTCTGCTATGATTCGCTTCAACGATGTCGCGGTGACATCGTGAACCACCGAGATACAGGAGTTCAGACATGACCAAGCAAGAAGCCATCGCCCGTGCAGAGGCAGCTCGCCACGCTGCCAAGCTCGCACTGACCCGCCACGCGCTGTACGCCACCACCTTTGGCGGCAATGACAAGCTCACGCAAGCAGCCCTGCTGGAGCATGACGTTGCAATTGAGGCGCACAACAAGTGGATGGACGTTGCCTACCTCCACCCCAGCACCCGCCGCAGCCTGATCCGCACGCAGTCCCTGCCTGCCTTCATGTTCGGCTACAGCTTGGGAGCCTGATCATGACCCCGCACACCGGCAAGTTCGTCGCCTACTACCGCGTCAGCACCGACAAGCAGGGCCAGAGCGGCCTGGGCCTGGATGCCCAGCGCGAGGCCGTTGCCCGCCACATCGGCCAGGCCGAGCTGGTGGCCGAGTTCACCGAGGTGGAGTCTGGCCGCAAGAATGACCGCGAGCAGCTGGCTCACGCCCTGAGCCTGGCCAAGCGTACAAAGGCCACCCTGGTGATCGCCAAGCTCGACCGCCTGGCCCGTAACGTCCACTTCATCAGCGGCCTGCTGGAAAGCTCTGTCCCCTTTGTCTGCGCCGATATGCCCGAGGCTGACCGCACCTTCTTGCAGATGATGGCCGTGTTCGCTGAGTGGGAGGCCCGCAAGATCTCCGAGCGCACCAAGGCCGCCCTGGCCCAGGTCAAGGCGCAGGGCCGCCAGCTGGGCTGCCCTACTCCCGAGGTCGGCAGCGCCTTGGGCATCGCCAAGATCCAGGCCAAGGCCGACCGGTACGCCGAGCGCGTTGGCCCCCTGGTGCAGGACATCGTCCGCAAGTCGGGTGCCTGCACCCTGCGCGACATCGCTGCAGCTCTGACCGCTCGCGGCATCGAAACCCCTCGCGGCAACATCAACTGGAACCCGAGCCAGGTGTCCAACCTGCTCAAACGCATCGGCAATTGAAGGAGAAAACCATGGACAAGCAAATCATCCCCTACAACACCGGCAAGGTCTTGATCGGCTCGCAGTACCAGCCCCCCAAGCGCGTGAACCTGAGCGCCACCGAGGAGCGCCTGCAGTCGGCGCTGCTGGGTGACAAGCGTTCTATAGGCGAGCGAACCGAGTGGCTGTTCCTGCGCTGCTTGTACGTCATCGCCGGCGTAGCCATGGCCATCATCTGGGTGACCAAGTGATGCAGCCACAAGACATCGGACGGGCGATCCGGGACGCCCAGCTCAACTTGTTCGAAGCCAGGGACACAGCGTTCCTGACGCGTTGCCGGGTGCTGGCTGTCGAGGTCGCCCGCAGCCAGGGCACCGTCAGCATCAACGACATCCGCGCCGGCATCCAGCTGCCGGCAGAAATGCACCCGTCCGTGCTGGGCGCTGTATTTAAGACCAAGCAGTTCAAGGCCGTCGGTTATACCGAGGCCACCCATCCCCAGGCGCACGCCCGTGTCGTCCGGGTCTATCAGCTGACCAACCAAGGAGAAACCAATGGTCAATAAAGTCACCCCCGACACGATGCTGTCGGCATCCCGCCTGCCTGGCATCATGGGCATCAGCCGCTACCAGACGCCCAACGATGAGCTGGAATACAGCATCCGCGCCCTCAAGGGCGAGGAGCGCCGAGACATCGGCAACGAAGCCATGGCCTGGGGCAACCTCATGGAGCCGCTGATTTTGGAGGACGCGGCCCGCCGGCTGGAGCTGACCGACATGGTCACCGATCACCCGACAGCCCGGTATCACGACAGCCTGCCCCTGTGCTGCAGCCTGGACGGCACGGCAGACGGGCGTGGCCAGGTCATCAGCACCGACCCGGCTGCCGGCGTGTACGTCATCGGCCAGGACAGCATCACACTGGACGGCGTTGGGGTGCTTGAGGCTAAGCTGACGGCCATGCCGCCCGATGATGTGCCGCCCTTGTGGCGCGGCCCGATCCAGCTGCAGGCCCAGATGGACATCGTGCAGGCCAAGTGGGGCGCCGTCTGCACTTTGTACCGGGGCACCGAGCTGCGCGTATTCGTGTTCGCTCCCCACCAGGCAACGGTCAAAAAAATTGCAGAGGTGGCCACCGACTTCCAGCGCCGGCTGGATGAATGGAAAACGACAGGCCTGGTGGACTACTACCCGCCGGCAGAGGGCGAGCAATGGCCAGACCTGCGCGGGCCGTACCCGATCACCCCGGCGGCAGCAGTGCTGGACGACAGCTGCATTGAGCGGGCCGAGAAGATCCTGGCCAAGCGCAAGGAGATCAAGCAGCTGCAGACCGACCTGGACACCGAAGAGGAGAAGCTCAAGAAGATCCTGGGCAAGGCCGAGATGGGCATCGCCGGCCAGTACCAGATCATCTGCTCGACCCGCCACTACCAGGCCCAGCCTGCCAAGATGGTGGCGGCTAAGGAGGCCTACACCATCCGGCAGTCCACCATCACCATCAAGCCGGTGAAAGCATGAGCGATCCCATGGACATCAGCCCGGTCATGGAAGCCCACAATCGGGCGCTCGTGGCCCTGCTCAACAGCACCGACATGACCGAGGAGGAGGCCGATGAGGTGATCACCTCCCTGGTCGCCCTCGTTTTTAAAACCCTCAAGCTATACCTCCCTGGAGAAGACCTATGCAACTGACCACTACCCGCCAGGGCTTTGCGCCCACCACCATCACCGAGGCGATCCAGTTCAGCGAGATGCTGGCCTCCAGCCAGATGGTGCCCAAGCAATACCAGGGCAAACCGCAGGACATCATGGTCTGTGTGCAATGGGGCATGGAGCTGGGCCTGGCCCCGCTGCAGGCCTTGCAGAACATCGCCGTCATCAACGGCAAGCCCTCGGTCTACGGTGATGCAGCCATGGCTCTGGTGCAGGCCAGCCCCCTGTGCGAAGGCGTCGAGGAGTTCATCGAAGGCGAGGGCACTACCAACCCCATCGCTGTCTGCGTGGCCCACCGCAAGGGGCGCAAGCCGGTGCGCTCCACATTCAGCGTTGAGGATGCCAAGCGGGCCGGCCTATGGGGCAAGCAGGGGCCATGGCAGGCCTACCCCAAGCGGATGCTGGCCATGCGGGCCAGAGGCTTTGCCCTGCGCGATGCCTTCCCCGATGTGCTCAAGGGCCTGATCACCGCCGAGGAGGCCCAGGACTACCCGGCAGAGGACAAGCCCCGCCAGGCCCGCGACATCACGCCCGCCAACCCACTGGACGCGCTGGCCCCGGCAGCACCAGCCCTGCCGGTCAGCAAGCTGGTGCTGATGGAGGAAGCCATGGCCGACACAGTTGAGCCAGATCTGGTGGAGGTGGTCGCGCTTGAGCCACAGATCACAGATGCTGTTACGGTGCAGCCCGAGCCGCCAGCCGAGGCAATTGGTTTTGCGCTGCGTGTGCCAGGCAAGGACGCCGCGTATAGTGTCCACCAGACTATTGAGCAGTGGGCCGATGCCTACGAAGACCTGGCTGAGAAAACCTGCCGTGCAGCCAAGGTGCCGGCGCGTGACCGCATGACCAAGCTGCGGGAGCTGAAGGAGTCCAATGACGAAATGCTCAAGCGTGTCGACGCGCCAAAGAAGGTGCGCCACATTGCCGCATATCAGCAGCGCTTGCGATCTCTCGGTGCTGCGGTCTAAGCCAGCATCTGCTGGGCGGCGCTACCTACCTCGGTCACGCGCCTGCCCCAGCCCTTTCCGAACGTGTCCCAGGTCGGCAGGCTTTGCATGAACGCCAGCCGCCTGGCCTGGTACTTGGACAGCAGCTCGGCAGGGTCAGCCTCGGCCACCTTACCAAGCGTGCCAGGCCCAATGGCGCCATCAGGCACAGCGCCGACTATTTCCTGCAGCCACTTGGCCGCACGGCCTGGGCCGCTGTTTATGGCAGCATCAAACACCGCATAGTCTACGCCGGCAGGCAGCTCGTCGCCGCGCACCTTGTCCCAGTACTTGGCCTTGTACAGAGGTGCCACATCTGCAGGCGTGAGGTCGCGCATCTGCTGCTCTGTTACAGGGTGGCCGACCCACTCTTCCCAAACACGCTGGGTGCATCCTAAATTAGTGCGCCCGCCGGGATCAAATTTGTGGTTTACATAGCCTCCCTCGTGGTGGAGGATCGCAGCAAGGGCTTCGTCAAAGTTCTCTTTCACTTTTTAGACCTCATCTCCATGATGTTCTCGAGCGTCTTGCCGCCAAAGTAAGCCGACATGATCAGCATTCCCCACTGTCCCAACAGTTGAACGTAGGACTCTTTCGCGTCATATCCGAAGGCGCTCATCAAGGCGAACAAGAAATAGCCGATGAAGATCGCCACCAGGGACATGGGGCGAATGTTCTTAGACAGCCAGCTATCGGTGGCGGCATCTGCCGTCCAGCGAGCCGTGACGTTGTTCTGCTCTGTCTTGTAGACCTCGGTCTCGTTGGCGAGCTTGGCGAGTTCACCGTCCTGCGCCATCTTCGTCAGCTCAAGCTGCGCTTTAGCTTTGGCCTCGGGGTCCGGGATCAATTTGTCGATGAGTTTCCCACCGACATCTAGGAGTGCTGCTATAGGAAACATTTTTTTCCTTTACTGAGTAACCTGGCGAACAACCAGAATGATGACGAACCCAAAAATAACAACGACAATCGCGCCGCCCACAATTTGAGCGGCGAACAAACGCTGGGCCACTAGCTTGCGCCTAGCAATGATGGCATCGCGCTCAGCCTTGGCTCGCTCTTGCTTAATCTTCATGCGCTCCCTGAGCATCATCTCCCACAGCTCAGGGTAGCCGCCGTAGACCAATTGGTGCTTTAGCTGCTCTTCTGCTTCGCGCAAAGCGTTTGCCTGCATCACGATTTCCATTGCCTTGCCTGTATCTGATTGGCCTTTCTTCGCCTTGTCGTTGGCGGCTTTTTGAACAACGTCTTTGGCATCAAAGAACTTACCAAACTCACCGACAAGGCCGTTAATGTCTTTGCCGAGCTTGATAGCTTTTTGAATGCCGGCGACCGCGGCCTGGGCAGCGGCAAACGCTGTTAGGGGATCCATAGTATCCAAAGCCCCACTTTAATCAAAGCAAGCACCGACGCCAGGAGGATGCACGCCAGGACAAAAGCGAAGAACCAGTCCAACATGGCTATCTCAATAAGCTGGCCCAAATGAC